ATTGGTGCATACGCATCCATTTACGAAGCAAAAGAAGAACCTGAAATGGAAGAGGGTGAAGAAAAGGAAGAGGAGGAGCATAAGGGTAAGAAAAAAGAAAAGAAAGAAAAAGAAGAAGAGGGTGATGAGGAGGAAATGGAAGAGGGTGCCGATCTTTTTGATCGCATTCTTGAGCACCTAGTTGCTGAAGGGTATGCTGATAGTAATAAGGCAGCTCTTGCTATTATGGCAAATATGAGTGAAGGTTGGAAGCAGAGTATTGTTGAACAGTCCGCTCTTACACAAAGAGCTGCCGCTGTTGTTGATGATCAAAGAAGAGGTTCTTATGGTATGGCAGATGACCTCAATAAAACTAGAAAGTCTTTGGATAAACTAAAGCCCTATCCAAATGGATTTCCTAATGCTGCTGGTGTAAAAGGCGTCTGAACCACTTTATAAACTGGCACATAAGAGGGTCTCACCACCCTCTTTTTTTGTATGATGGTTCCATAAGAAATCAAACCTATGACCGTCCGCCACGAAATCAAGTCCCAACTTGCTAAACTTCTTGCCACCGAAGACCTTGTGGTTGAGCACAAGAAGGTGGAGACTGCCTGCTTTAATGTTCATACCCGTGTGTTGACTCTGCCGATGTGGGACAAGGCAAGCAACACCGTCTATGACCTTCTGGTGGGGCACGAGGTCGGTCACGCTCTCTATACTCCTGATGAAGATTGGTTGGAGAAAGTAAAAGTTCCCCCGCAGTTTGTGAATGTGGTTGAGGATGCCCGCATTGAGAAACTGATGAAGCGTCGTTATGCTGGTCTCGCCAAGACCTTCTATGCTGGTTATCGGGAACTTGCTGATGATGATTTCTTCCAGATTGGTGATGATAAACTGGAAACTTATAATCTTGCCGACCGTGCGAATCTGTGGTTCAAGATTGGTAATTATATTGACATTCCCATTGAGCGTGGTGAAGAGACTGAAATTATCAATCTGATTGCCGATACTGAAACCTTTGCTGATGTGCTCGTGGCAGCAGAAGAACTCTACAAGTATTGTAAGCACAAGCAACAGGAAGAAACCAAGATTTCTCTGGATAATCTTGAGTCGCAGCAAAGTGGTGCTGATAATCAACCTGCTTCTGATTTTAGTGACCAGCAGGAAGGTGAGAATGATCAACCTGAGTCTAATGATTCTGAAGGTTCTGCTTCTAGTGAAACCACCCCAGAAATGGGTGATACCACTCAAGAACGGGGTGGTGAGAAGAATGAAGAACCTGAAGTGAAGACGATGGAGTCTCTGGAAGAGGCGCTCAAAGATCTTGTTAATAATAGTGGTCCTGAAAATGTCTATCTGGAACTGCCTAAACTTGATCTGAAAAAGGTGATTGTTCCGAATGCTGATATTCATTCAAATTGTAAAAACACTTGGGATACTTTTATTGAAGATCGTGAGTGCGAATATATGGATATTTTTGGTGAGGTGGACAAGCAGTTTGTAGAGTTCAAGCGTTCTGCTCAGAAAGAAGTCAACTATCTGGTGAAAGAGTTTGAGTGTCGTAAGGCAGCAGATTCTTATGCCCGTGCTACGACTGCCCGCACTGGTGTTCTAGACTGCTCCAAACTTCACACTTACAAATACAACGAAGACCTCTTCAAAAAAGTCACCACTCTTGCTAATGGTAAGAATCACGGTCTGGTATTCATTCTGGACTGGTCTGGTTCAATGTGTGACGTGATGTTGGATACGGTCAAGCAACTCTTCAACCTTGTCTGGTTCTGTAAGAAGACTGGTATTCCGTTTGAGGTATATGCTTTCACGACTGACTATCCTTTGGTTTCTTATGATGAGAATGGTAAGGCAAGTTTTCGTGAACTTGCTTATGAGAAAAAGGATGGTCTGATCCAAGTTGGTGAATGGTTCTCTATGATGAACCTGCTTACCAGTCAGGTAAATGGTAAGACTTTGGAAAAACAGATGAAGAATATCTTCCGCCTTGCTTATTCTTTTGGGCGTAACTGCTATGCTCGTTATGGAATTCCTCTGGGTCTTTCTCTTTCAGGCACTCCTTTGAATGAGGCATTGATTTCTCTTCATCAAATTCTGCCTAAGTTTCAGAAAGAAAACAAACTTCAAAAAGTTCAGTGCGTGATTTTGACTGATGGTGAAGCGTGTGGTATTAAGTATCACCGTGAAGTCAAGCGTAATTGGGAAGATGGTCCTTTTATGGGAGTTGCTACGATTGGGTTTGGTTCATTTTTGCGTGATCGTAAGACTGGAAGCACTTATTCTTTAGATTGTGAATGGCATCAAATGACTGATGTTTTTCTTCGCAATCTGCGGGACAAGTTTGCTGATATTAACTTTATCGGTATTCGTGTTCTGGAAGGACGTGATGCTGGTAACTTTATTCGCCGTTATTGTGGATACTATGGTCCAGAGTATGATAAGGTGATGGGTGCTTGGAGAAAAGAAAAAGCATTTACTCTGAAAAAGTCTGGTTATCATTCTTATTTTGGTCTTTCTGCTACTGCCCTCTCCCAAGATACCGAGTTTGCAGTTTCTGAGGATGCTTCTAAGGCACAAATCAAATCTGCCTTTGTGAAGAGTCTCAAGTCCAAGAAAATGAACAAAAAGATTCTTGGGGAGTTTGTGGAACTTGTTGCCTGATAAATATTTCAAAGAGTTCCATTAAATCTAATGAGTAGATTTTCAGACTTATTTCAAGAACCAGCACCTGCTCCAGAACCAGGTTTTAATGAAAATGCATCCGATCGTGATGGTGACGGATTAGTTCAGGACGGTACAAAATTTGAAAGACCTGCTCCAACTTCCAAATCTTCTAAAAAGAAGACTACATTGTGATAAAACAAAAATAATTAAGATGAAATCTAAATTTCCACTTGAACACGTTGTTAAATATGATACCAAAGAAGTTTGGGTGAAATGTGACAGTGCTATTACCGCTATGGGAATTAGTTCTATGGTTGAAAAATATTATCCTGGTTATAAAGGTCATATTGGTAGTAAAGAATATCTTGAGAAACTCAAGAATCAACAGGTCCAGTTCTGAAACTGTCACAGGGGGCACTTGGTTGCCCCTTTTTTATTGCTATAATAACTTCAGTTAACAAACACACCTAACTACATTATGCCTCGCAAGTCTGCTGTGAACGACGCCCAACTGATTGAGTCTATCCAAGAACTGTATGGTTCTGAAATTACTTCTGGTGACTTGAAAGGTTTCTGTGCCTCTCGTGGTCTGAATTATCAGACTGTGACTCGCCGCCTTGAAAACTTTAAGACTGCTCGTGGTCGTTGGAATCTGGAAGTGACTCAGGAGCGTGTGGATGAGATTGAACGTTCCTTCAGTGCCCCTGCCGTCCTTCCTGCTACTGAACAAAATTTGATTCCTGATAAAGATGATACCTTCGTCAAGTTTGGTAACTTTAACGATATTAAAAAAATTATTCAGTCCCGTATCTTTTACCCTACGTTCATTACGGGTCTGTCGGGTAACGGTAAAACGTTCTCGGTGGAGCAAGCGTGTGCTCAACTCAAGCGTGAACTTATCCGTGTAAACATTACTATTGAGACTGACGAGGATGACCTGATTGGTGGTTTCCGTCTGGTGAATGGTGAGACTGTCTGGCACAATGGTCCTGTAATTGAGGCACTTGAGCGTGGAGCGATCCTGCTTCTGGATGAGATTGACCTTGCTTCTAACAAGATTCTGTGTCTCCAGTCGGTGTTGGAAGGTAAGGGTGTCTTCCTGAAAAAGATTGGTCGCTTCGTGAAACCTGCCGCTGGTTTCAATGTGGTTGCTACCGCCAACACCAAAGGTAAGGGTAGTGATGACGGTCGCTTCATCGGCACCAACGTTCTCAACGAAGCATTTCTTGAGCGTTTCCCTGTGACCTTTGAGCAAGCATATCCTGCTCCTGCTACCGAACAGAAGATTCTGGAAGGTGTTGCTCTGGATCTTGGCGTGGAAGACCGCGACTTCTGTAAGCGCCTGGTTGACTGGGCAGATATTATCCGCAAGACCTTCTACGATGGTGGTATTGAGGAAATCATCAGCACCCGCCGTTTGGTACACATCATCCGTGCTTATAGCATCTTCCAAGATAAAGCAAAGGCAATCCAAGTGTGTGTAAACCGCTTTGATGATGAAACCAAACAGTCCTTCCTGGAACTCTACGACAAAGTGGATGCTGACTTCCAGATGCCTACTGGTCCTTCTGAAGCAGAAGTCCGTGCCGCATTTGCCTCTGACGCAGTTTTCTGATATAATTGGGGGAGGTAAAAATGTGCCTTCCCTTTATGAGTGATTCAACCTTTACTATTACTATGTCTGAACCTAAAAATCATCTCTGGAAATACAACGAAGATAAAATTCTCAAGGATGTTGAGGATTATGTGACCAGCACTTATAAGAGTCATTATTGTGGTCACAATACTGAATATCAAGATGTGCAAACCATTGACCTGATGGCAGCAAAAGACTTGGCAGCACACTTCTGCCAGGCAAACATTCTCAAGTATGGTAGCCGCTATGGTGATAAAGATGGACGCAATAAGCGTGACCTCCTCAAAGTCATTCACTATGCTATGCTTCTCCTCCACTTTGACGGGCACTATACCCGTAAAGATAATGGTCTTACTGAATTCCGTTGATTATGAAACTCCTGAACAAAACTATGAAACTCTCTGACAATACCCTTGCGCTTCTCAAGAACTTTGCTGGTATCAACAACTCTATTCTTGTGAAGAGTGGTAATCGTCTCCGCACAATTTCTGTTGCCAAGAATATTCTTGCTGAGGCAGAAATTACTGAGGAGTTCCCCCGTGACTTTGCGATTTACGACCTCAACCAGTTTTTGAATGGTCTGAGTCTTCACCAGGATCCCGATCTTGATTTTACTGAAGAATCGCACCTGAGCATCAAAGAAGGTAAGCGTCGTGTGAAGTATTTCTTTGCCGACCCCAATGTGATTATTTCTCCTCCTGATAAGGACATTCAACTTCCTTCACAAGATGTTTGCTTCCAACTGGACAGCACTTCTCTGGAGAAACTGGTCAAGGCAGCAGCAGTGTATCAACTTCCAGACCTTTCTGCGGTCGGTGAGAATGGTGTGATCAAACTGGTGGTTCGTGACAAGAAGAATGACACTTCTAACGAATATGCCATTGTGGTTGGTGAGACTGATAAGGAGTTTACTTTCAACTTCAAGGTAGAAAACATCAAGATCATTCCTGGTGCCTATGACGTGGTAGTGTCTTCTAAACTTCTGTCACAGTTTACCAACCCCAAGTATAATCTCTGCTATTATATTGCTCTGGAACCTGATTCAACGTTTGGATGAACATCTTCGTAACTTCTCCTTGGCCTGCTGAAAGTGCCGTTTGTCTTCCCGATAAGCACATCGTCAAGATGCCCCTGGAATGCTGCCAAATGCTTTCCATTGTGGCATCTGAAAAATGGGGTCATAACTACGGTCCTTTGTACAAAACTGATAACACTCCCTACCGAACTGAAAAAGGTGCGTTTCGTAATCATCCCTGTACCAAATGGGCAATGGATAGTATCCACAATGCCTATTGGTTAATTAAGTGGGGGATGAACTTGTGTGATGAGTATACGATGCGTTATGGTAAAGTACATTCGTGCTACAAGACTCTTGTAGATGCTTATTACATTTTTCCTAAGGGAAAGATAACCGAAGTTACACCATTCGCACGGGCAATGCCTGAAGAGTGGAAGTTTGATGATAGCATTGATACATTTACTGCTTATAAAATGTACATTGCTTCCAAACCTTGGGTTGCGAGTAACTATCTTCGTATGCCCGAACGTAAACCCGAATGGGTATGAAATACAATAAAGGCGACATTTTCCTTGACAAAGATACACATAAGTTGTATATTTTTGATGGAACTGAATGGTGGGAGATTGTTCCTACCTGTAAATTGAAAAAACCTGATTGGGTATAAATTATGAATAGTGACTTTATTTGGGTTGAGAAGTATCGCCCAAAAACAATTGAAGATTGTATCCTCCCCGAAAGCACCAAAAAAACGTTTCAGGACTTTCTAAATAAAGGTGAAATTCCAAATATGCTTCTTGCTGGTCCTCCTGGTATCGGCAAAACTACAGTCGCAAAAGCACTCTGTAATGAATTGGGGGTAGATGTTTATGTCATCAATGGATCCGACGAGGGTAGATTCCTCGATACTGTCAGAAACAATGCGAAAAACTTCGCTTCGACCGTTTCGCTTTCGTCAGATGCTAAACACAAAGTCGTCATCATTGATGAGGCAGATAACACAGGAAACGACGTACAACTCCTCCTACGGGCGTTTATTGAGGAGTTTGCTGGCAACTGCCGATTCATCTTCACCTGTAACTACAAAAACAAAATCATCGAACCCCTCCACTCCCGATGTGCCGTTATTGACTTCTCCATCAAAGGAAAAGAAAAAACCGCATTGGCAGGATCCTTCTTCAAGCGTTTACAAAACATCTTGGATGCGGAAGGCGTCGAATTCGATCAAAGAGTACTTGCGGAACTTATCAACAAACACTTCCCCGACTGGCGACGAGTCCTCAACGAGTGCCAACGGTATAGTGTGGGGGGCAAAATTGACTCAGGGATTCTTGCATCTTTCTCGGACATCGCTGTAAATGATCTCATTCAAAACCTTAAAGAAAAGAACTTCCCTGAAGTTCGGAAGTGGGTGGTGGCTAATATGGACAATGATACTACTGTATTGTTGCGCCGTATTTACGATGCTCTTTATAGCGCCCTTGAAAACAATAGTATTCCTGCTGCTGTGCTTGTGCTTGCTAAGTATCAGTATCAGAGTGCTTTCGTAGCAGACCAAGAAATAAATATGCTTGCCTGTTTGACTGAAGTAATGGTGGAGTGTGAGTTCAAATGATTAGGCATCAACTTAAGTCTCAGTGGTATTATATCTTCTGGGGTGCCTGTGCTGTTGCTGTTGTCTCTGGGCAACTTTATGTTGGGACTGGGTATCGTGAGATGGCAGAAGCAACCAAAAATGTTCAAATTTCTGTGAGGTGTATCAATGGGTCTGCTAAAAATTGATAAGGCATCTCTTTATGAGGTCCCTGTAAAGACAACTCCAGAAAATGTGAAGGAGGCAAATGAAGGTCTCTTTCGTGCTAAAATGACTGTTCCTGCTGCCGCAAAGCATTGTGGTATGACGCAGAAAGAAATGAAACTCACTTTTAGAGAGTATTTGAAGTATCATCCTAAAGATTATGAAGTCTCTGAAAACCCCGCTTAGATATCCTGGTGGTAAGTCCCGTGCTTGCGTTAAGATGGATCCTTACTTTCCAGACCTTCGCAATTATGATGAGTTCCGCGAACCATTTCTTGGTGGTGGAAGTGTTGCGATTTACATCACCAAGAAATATCCCAACCTAGATATTTGGGTGAATGATTTATATGAACCTCTTGTAAACTTCTGGCAGCAACTCCAGATGTTTGGATCTGACCTTAAAGATAAACTGGTAGAAACAAAGTTAAAAAATAATACTCCAGATGAGGCAAGAGTACTATTCTATCACTCAAAGGTTTTTCTCAATGAACCACTTCTGTCGAATCTTGATCGTGCTGTGGCTTTCTATGTTGTCAATAAGTGTAGTTTCAGCGGTCTCACAGAGAGTTCATCATTTTCACAACAAGCTTCCCAAAACAACTTCAGTCTGCGGGGGATTGAAAAACTGCCTGCGTATTCTAAACTGATTGAGAATTGGCGTATAACTAACTATTCCTATGATTATCTGATGGATGGAAACAAAGGTGCTTTTATGTATCTCGATCCTCCTTATGACATTAAGGATAATCTCTACGGGAATAAGGGATCAATGCACAAAAGATTTGATCACGATAAGTTTGCTGCTGATTGCGACGCTAACAATATGGATCAGTTAGTGAGTTATAACTCCGATCAACTTGTAAAGGATAGGTTTAAGAACTGGAACGCTGCTGAGTTTGATCTCACATACACAATGCGTTCTGTTGGTGAATATATGCGTGAGCAAAAACAACGTAAAGAACTCTTGCTTTTTAATTATGGAATTGAAGGACTGGTTAAACTCAATCAATCAAACGAAGCAACATCTGATTGACGAAGATCCATCGCTTGAAAAAGAATATGCTCCTTATATTATCAATCGTTGTTTATCAGGTCATATTGATTGCATTATGTTTGCGAATGAAATGAATCAATATCATTTTCTCCCAAAGAAGTTGCAGTATGACTTTTTTATAAATAGTCTGAGGAAAAAGAAGAGATTTTCTCCCTGGCTCCGACAAGATAAAATCAAAGATCTTGATTATGTTAAACGTTACTATGGTTATAGTAATGAGAAGGCAAAACAAGCTTTGAGGATTCTTACTAAAGAACAACTTAATTTTATAAAATCGAAATTTGAAACTGGAGGAACAAAATGAGTGTCGTTCAAGAACCTGAAGTGAAGTGGACGCCCGATCAAATGGTAGAAGTCATTCTGAATGAACCAGATGACTTTTTGAAAGTTCGTGAGACTTTGACCCGCATCGGAGTTGCTTCAAGAAAGGAAAAGAAAATCTATCAGTCTTGCCATATTCTACACAAGCAAGGTAGATATTATCTCGTTCACTTTAAGGAGTTGTTTGCTCTGGACGGCAAACACGCAAACCTGACCGTGAATGATGTTCAGCGCCGTAATCGTATCGCTCAACTTCTTGCTGATTGGGGACTGATTGAGATCGTGGATGTCAAAAAGATTCAAGATATTGCGCCCCTGAATCAAATTAAAGTTCTTGCTTATAAGGACAAAGGGGACTGGATTCTGGAGACCAAGTATAATATCGGTGCCAAAAAGAAAAAGGCAGAAGACGCCGAATAAAACAAAGGGGGGACAACACCCCCCTTTTTTATGCCTTGACAAAAATCTCAAATCTGTTTATAATAGTCAAA